CCTCTGGTGCCGCACTAAACGACGAACTCAACATTGTTGCGTTTGGCACATTTAATGTGGCCGCGTTTAATGGCTCTGGTTTAGTTGATAGCACTGTCAACATCAGCAAACTGAGCGCAACCGGAACGCGTAGTTCCGCGACCGCATTGCGTGGCGACAACACTTTTGCAGACATCACACCAACAGAAATTTCTGATCAAGCAAATACAAGCACTGGCTACATGATGATGCCAGTTGGAACAACATTACAGCGCCCAGGAACTCCTGCGGTTGGTATGTACCGGATGAATACAACAACCGGTGAGCCAGAATGGTATGACTCTGCAATGTCAAAATGGACTGCTTTTGCTGACAGAACATATGATGTTGAATACATTGTTGTCGCTGGTGGAGGTTCTGGAGGTATGGGAGCATCTCATGGCGCGGCAGGTGGTGGCGCCGGTGGATATAGATCTTCAGTTACTGGCGAGTTATCTGGAGGAGGCTCATCTGCGGAAAGCAAACTAAATGTTGTTCGTGGAAATGCATACACAGTAACAATTGGTGCTGGTGGTTCTGGAACATCAACTTCTAGCGCAACAGGAAACAACGGAAACAATTCTTCTTTTGGGGCCGTAACTTCTGTTGGTGGTGGTGGCGGTCACGGTTATAGATCATCAACTGGTGGCACTGCGCCGTCTGGTGGATCTGGTGGCGGAGGTGGTGCCGACAATGGATTGGGTGGCGCTGGAACAACTGGACAAGGTTACGCTGGCGGAAATGCTGGTGGCGGCTCAACAAACTACCCAGGCGGTGGTGGGGGTGGTGCTGGCGCGGTAGGAGAATCGCCAGCAAATCAATTTGCAAGGGCTGGCGCTGGAGGTGTTGGTGTCCAATCAAATATTGATGGCAACAACTACTATTACGCTGGTGGCGGTGGCGGTGGCGGATTTACATCTGGCAATGGTGGTGGTAACGGTGGTCTTGGAGGAGGCGGTGGAGGATCTACACAAACAGGTACCGCTGGTACAGGCGGAGCCGGAAGAAATTCAGGATCTGCTGGAGCAAGCGGATCAACTGGCGCAAATAGTGGTTCTGCTGGAGCAAATACAGGTGGAGGCGGTGGCGCTGGCGACACAACTCACACAGGTCCATCAGGATCTGGAGGTTCTGGAATTGTGATTGTTCGCTACGCAGGCGCACAGCGCGGCACTGGCGGCACGGTCACATCGAGCGGCGGCTACACAATCCACACTTTCACTTCGTCCGGCACATTCACGGCATAAGGAATCGATATGAGCAAAGCACGAAATTTATCGCAGGTGATTGTCGACGCGGGTGGTGACATCAATGCATCATCGCTCGACAATGTGACGCCTGCATCGATCAGCGACAAAACAAACACAAGCACTGGCGCATTTGATCTGCCTGCTGGTACGACTGCTGAAAGGCCTGCATCTCCTCATGTTGGCCAACAGCGTTGGAACACAACGCTTGGCGCCATGGAATATTGGACAGGCTCTACCTGGAGTCAGCAGTTTGTGGCTCAGTATTTGGTTGACTATCTTGTTGTTGCTGGTGGTGGCGCAGGCGGTAACTATGGCGGCGGCGGCGGCGCTGGAGGTTATCAATCACTACAAAATTTTGTGGCGTCAACAGGCTCTGCATATACGATTACTGTTGGCGCAGGCGGTGCTGGTGCATCTTCTTCTCCTAGATATGGCGGCAATGGAAACAACTCAGTATTTGCGGCATCTGGTGTTACTACAACATCCATAGGTGGTGGTGGTGGCGGAGGTAATGATCCAGCAACTAGCGATGCACAATCAGGCCGATCTGGTGGATCTGGCGGTGGAAGTTCTGGACAAAATGCTTCAGGAACATTTGGTAACGGTACTTCAGGTCAAGGCAATAGAGGCGGATCTCACACAGGGTCAGCAAACAGTAATCGCGGTGGTGGCGGTGGTGGTGCCAGTGCTGTTGGCGTCGACGGATCAAGCACAGGCAATGGAGGAGCAGGTAGTACATGGCTAAATGGAACCACCTATGCTGGCGGCGGCGGCGGCGGCGGTTCAAACCTTACTAACTCATCTGGAGGCGCTGGTGGCGGCGGTGGATTTGGATCGCCAGGATCAGCCAATACTGGCGGTGGCGGAGGCTCTGGAAACGATAATGCCGCATCAAGCAAAAATGGTGGCTCTGGTGTAGTGATTATTCGATATCCAGGATCTCAGCGCGGCGCTGGTGGAACTATCAGTTCTGCTGGTGGTTACACCTATCACACATTCAACTCTTCTGGGACATATACAGGATGACAAACAGCATCAAAGATTTTGTCCTTGAGATAGAAAATTTTCTGTCAAAAGAATGGTGCGATCACGCCATTCAATATTTTGACGCGATGGAAAAATCCGGCCTGGTTGCAGATCGATCAGCGGAAGCAATGCGCCACATGTGGGATGACAATACGCTGACTATGCATGGCGAATATTCTGTGCAAGTGCTTGGCACACAGCATCTTAGCCAATCTTTTATCGATGAGTTTTGGGCAAAAGCGTACCCTGTTTACGGCAAACAATTCAGTGTGTTGAAGACGATTGCAAATCATTCGATTCACTATCTGAAGTTGCAAAGAACAGAGGTTGGTCAGGGTTACCACACATGGCATTGCGAAACTGGTGACAGGACTTCAGCGTCTAGATTGATGGCGTTCATTTTGTATTTGAACGATGTTGAAGATGGTGGCGAGACTGAGTTCTTGTACTACCCACGCCGCATTAAACCTTCAACTGGCAAATTGATTTTGTTTCCTGGTGGTTACACGCACACGCACAAAGGCAACCAGCCACTATCAAACACAAAATACATCCTGACTGGATGGGTGGAATTCTAAGGAGAAGCACATGGCACATTTTGCAAAAGTAAACAACGGCATCGTCGAGCAAGTCATCGTCGCCGAGCCAGAATTCTTTGACACCTTTGTGGACTCGAGTCCTGGTCAATGGATTCAGACTTCATACAACACGCGTGGTGGTGTTCACTACGACCCAGCGACTGGCGAGCCTTCTGCTGATCAAAGCAAAGCATTGCGCAAGAACTACGCAGGCATTGGCTTCAACTATGACGCAACGCGTGATGCATTCATGCCGCCAAAGCCATACGCATCATGGGTGCTCAATGAGCAAACTTGCTTGTGGGACGCGCCGGTTGCTATGCCAAATGACGGTGGCAACTATGCATGGAATGAATCAACTCAAGCCTGGGACGCGGTCCCTGACGAACAGCCATAAAAAAAGGATGATGAGATGGACCAGACGCTGTTCAACTGGGTGGTGGGTGTTTGCGGTTTTTTAGGAGGGTGGGTGCTCAAGGTGATCTGGGACGCAATCAAAGACCTGAAGACTGACATTCGTCAAATCGAGCGCGACCTGCCCGAGGTTTATGTGCGCAAAGATGATTTCAAAGAAGCCATTCGTGACATAAAGCAAGACATGAAAGATGGCTTCAACAAGATCGACAACACGCTTGGCTTGATCTTCAAAAAACTTGAGCACAAGGAAGACAAGGAGTAAGCATGAATTGGTCAGATGTTCTGAAAGCGGTAATCCCAATTGTGGTGATGTCTTTGGCTTGGTTGCTTGGCCAGGTCAATTCATTTTCAGAACGACTTACCAAGATCGAAGGATCGATGCCTGCTTTGATCACAAAGGAAGGCATTCTTACTGACTCGCCAATTTCTGCTGAACGCCGTGCGATCATGAAAGAGCAAATCTACAAAGACATCAATGATCTTCAAGTCAAGGTCAAACTTTTAGAAGAGCGCGAAAAGTTCGGCAAAAAATAAAAGCAAAAATGTATGGACCCAATCACAGCGTTCGCAACCGCACAAGCCGCTGTGGCAGGGGTCAAAGCCGCCGTCAATTTATATAAAGATGCCAAGGCTGTAGGTAAGGATGTTGGGTCCATAGCCAGCGAAATTACTCATGGACTTGGCAAGTTTTTTGAAGCGCAAGAAGCAGTCTGCAAAGCAGGCCAGGACATTGAAGGCAAGGTAATAAAGACGAAGTCTGTCGACATGCAGGCATTTGAAAATGTGATGCGCGTCAGACAACTTCAAGAGTACGAGCGAGAACTAAAAGAACTCTTGATTTACCACACACCAATGGCTGGGGTGTGGGAAGACTTTCAATTAGAGCGTCAAAGAATTCGAGAAAA